ATATCAGGATTATTTTCAGAGTCATTTACAAGATCTAGCCATTCTTTTACATTAGGGATAGCATTTCTATAATAATAAACTTGCGGGTGAAGCTCTTCTCTAATCATTCCGTTTTCTAATACAGTAGTTTTTGTCATTTTATATCCAATGCTACTTCTTTTTTAGCAGTTTGATCTGGTCCAGGCTTTAGTCTTTCACCTCTTGCTTTAAGTTCTGCCCAAAGCTCTGCGTCCTCTGCCTGTCTTTTTCTTTGATCTGCTATATCGGTTTCCCACATAGCCTGCTTTTCTTCGCTATAAACAGCCTCTTCATTATCCCAAAATGATCCTATAGTTATTCTTGTTCCTTTAGTAATCATTTGTACTTCATGTATATTGTGATGACCTCCAGCAAATGCTGCTAGCATTCCAGTTTTTGGCTGCAAAGAAATATCATGGTCCCTAAAGTTTAAAACGCCGCCTTCAAAATCATCATTTAAGTAAAGGAATGCTGCCCACTTGCTTCTTTCAAAAGAATTATACTCTGGTGAGTCTATTGGTGTATTGTCTGAATGATAACCAGCGTATGCTCCCTCTACCCATTTTTGTGCATGATAGCTAACTAGTCTAACTTTATTACCTCTACATATCTCTGTAGCTTCCTGTATTTTATCTTGAAGTGTAATAAAAAAATCAGGCGATAAACCAAACTTTTCTTTATCTTCATCGTCTGGCAAGTTAGATGCAAATGAGTCATAAAATGATATTGGTGCCCACGGAAGAGTTCCTTTTTCTACAGAATGTTCCCAGTATTTAATAACTTTTTCGCAATCTTCTGGGCTAAGAAAATTTTCAAAAAAAACAATATCTTCTTTTATCCTATTTTGATTTTCTAAATTAAATGTCATTTAAATTAATCCTTTCTAACTTTTTCATCTCTTCATAGTCTATAGTTTGATAAACTCCAGATTTTCTTTCCTCTTTGGTTCTGGCAATTTCCATCTCTTTCCATATTTCTTTACCATAAAGCTTTTCGTTTTCCAGCCATTCTTTTGATCCAGGATAAAACCTAACCCAATGGTTTCTTACAAAATACTTAGGGGTGCCCTTAACTTTTTCAACTCCATGCATATAAAATTGTCCAGCATCGGAAAGAAAATCTGGGTCTCCTGCTGGGAATAACAAAATGTCGCCCTTTTCTGGTTTGTAATAAACAGTTTTATTGTCTACTAAAAAAGTAAGTCCTCCGCCCTCATAGTCTCCATTTAAATACATAGTACAGGTAAACGTAAATTTATATCCTCTAAAATCATGATAGTCTCTTTGGTAGTCTGTATGAACGTGCATTGCAAGGTCCGACTCTTCAATTCCTCCATCAACTTCGTATTTACATATTGATGGCCCCATCCTTTTCCACATAAGCTCATCAGTTCCAGAGCCTTCATCAAAAACGATTGCTGTTCTATCAATTGGTACGCCAAAGGCATCTGCATACTGACTCGTTGTTTTATTAAAAACTTCAATCATTTCATCCCAGAAAAGTTTTTCCAATTCAGTTCTTTCAGATGATTCAATTGAATGGTTAAACTGATCAGCTTCTTTTCCAAAGGTGTACCAGCCATGCCAATTTAAAGCAGAGCCTTCTGGGTTTTGTTCCGAATCAATTATTGTTTTTGTTAATAGGTCGATGTCTTTCCATGGATTTTTAAAAACCCATATCTTTGGGTATATCTCCTTATACTCAAGACTCATGGTTTTATGTCACCAGTATGTTCAAGAATTTGCCAAAAGAAAGGTGATGTATATCTTCCTCCAGAGATAATTGGTCTAACTCCGTGAATATAACCTTTATCGCCTGGGAAAAAATATGCTGATCCTCCAACTGGCTTAAACTCTATTCCTTGAACTGGGAAAAATAGCTCTCCGCCTTCATAGTCATCATTAAAATAGAACAAGGAAGCTATGTCATAATGAGGGAAATCGTTTGGAGTGCCAGCGTCAGGACCCTCATGAAGCTCTTTATCGGCGTGGGGATCTTGTCTTGAGCCTATTGGCCATTTAACAATTGCTGGTCCTGTAGCCTGGACTTTTACATTAAAAAACTTTTCTACCTCTACTTGGAGTCTTGATATAAGATTATCAACTACGTCAACTATAGATGGATCTGCAGAAATCTCCATAGACCTGCGTGTACAAACTCTATCAAACCAAGCATTTGCATCATAGATTACTGTGCCATTCTCATTTACGTGAGAATCAGTAACATCCCATGTTTTATTGGTTTTTGCAAAGTTGGTGAGTCTTGTTCTTTCTTCGTCTGTTAAAAAGTTTTTTAGCTCTACAATATTTTCTGGGCCCGTTCCAAAAAATCCAGAAGGTGTTATAGAGCCTAGAGATCTGTAGTCGTGGGTGTTGTTGGTATTTAATCCTTTTTCCATTTTATTTATACTTCCTTCTTGTCCAAAATCTTTTCTTATAGACTCCACCTTCTGGTGTTCTAAAAATTTCTGATGTTTCCATTGCTTTTTGCATAATATCAATTGGCTTATGAAATATCAAATCTGATTCCCAGTCTTCCCTTTTAAAGGGTATTATTTGCAAATACGGTGTTCCTGCAGGTACAATCCCAGTAAATCCGTTTTTTATAAAAAATGGTATCAACCCAGATGTTGTAACCTTATCACTATCTATTATACCACCGACTGTAAGCCAAGGTAAATCAAAATGATTTATTGGTTGGATGTACAGGGAGCTGTATCCCTCTGGAAGCTGAGGAGCCCAGTTAGCATACCAGTGAAAATGATTTTTTTCATAACCAGGGGGAACTTGAAATCCAGTAGACTCTGGCCTTTCTCCTACAAAATCATCAAATTTTAAAGGCACTTTTGCTTTTATCCTATTGTTTTTTTCATAAAATTCTATATCACATGGAGTAACTAATGTATATCCAGATGTAAATGTATCTAGCATAGCTGGACATGCTTTAAAGTTTAGCATTTTACCGCCGTCTTTATTTGCATTAGAAACTGGATTCCCATAAAAATCTTTTATATATATGTCAGCATCTTGCCACCACTTAGGAATAACTTTTGCAGCTGGGCATGGAGCGGTTTCGACATCATTGTAATGCTTGTTTGAATGAAATATTATTTTGTTCATTGGGGTATTCCACAGCCTTCTGGTCCAGTTAAAGAAGTTTCATCATTTTTTAATCGTAACGATTTTACTTCATGAGATCCTATTTTATTGTTTTTATGGTCTACAGCATTTCTGTAAAAATCAGTCCACTTTCCAGATTTATTAATATCACTAACAATTTTACCATAGTCTTCTTTTGGAAAAAAATCTATTGGTAAATCCTTATATCCTTTTATTGTTGCTACTGAATTGTTTAAATTAGATAAAGATATTGGGATAATTGATGCAACTGGAGTATTTGCTGGAATAGTAATAACTTCATTGGCCTTTGTTATTCTCCATGCAATTGGAAAAGTGCCTTTAAAAAACGAAGTGCTTATTAGTGTTGTAAAAGGCCAAACACCATCTATTGGCCAGTTTGGTGTTGGCATTGCTAGCATGCTTACATTTTCTTCAGTTTTTATAACTAAATTTGTATTAAAGCTAATTGTTGCATTGGCTCTTGATGTTGAAACGTAATCCTTACCTTTTAAAACTTTAACGTGAGTGTCTGTTGAATCTGATATGCCATCCCAAATAAATTCAATATCTACTGGAAAAGAAACTCCCCATCCCAAGGTATTTGAAAGGCTTACTGGAAAACAATGATAGGCATGTTTATCAGATGTTTCATCCATCCATTCCCTTTTTACACCTAAAGGCTGAAGATTTGCTGATTGATTTGGATAAACTTTATAAACATCAAAGTTCATCAGTACCCATCTTTCATTGATTTGTCAGACATAAATTGTCTATAAAAAGATTCTGTATGGGTTGCATCATTATAGTCAGTCATTGTAACAATTGAATATTTTAATCCAGATTTTACTGGAAGGGCAGCATGAGAAAATAGATATGTTGATGGGAATATGTATAGGTCTCCAGCTTTTGGTTTGATAGTTAAATCAAGCTTATCAAATCTTAGTCCGCCCTCCTCATAGTCATCATTGATATATGCAACCATTGACACTGTTGATATGTAAGACCATCCGTGATCTGAATGATAAGAGAAATGCTGTCCTTCACCGTATTTAATAAAATTCATGGCTTCCCAATATTTTAATTCAATGTTGTAAAAAGAAGAATAGTCATTTAATGCTATAAGTTGTGCATCATGAACGTCTTGCCAAATTGCATCTACTTCTTGATTGTATTTATCAGGAATATGGTTTTCAAATTTTTTCCATTTAAAGTCTACACAGTCTCTATAGTCAGGCATTTTTTCTCTATATCCGACTGTTGCTTCTTTCCAAGTATGCATACCCTTGGAATCAGATATAGCATTTTCAAGTCTATTGATTATATCCATTTCTGTAGTAATTACATTTCTATATACCCAAAGTCCTGGAAACAACTCTTCTTTATTGTAAATTTTCTTTTCCCCATTTTCCCATAGGACATTCAGCTTCGGCAAGTTGAACTTTGATTGGCATAATACAATTACATTTTGAACATTGTGTAGTTTTTAAATAAAATTCGCAGCCTTTACAAATACTTAATCTATTTTCAGCAATCTTATTGTCTGAAACATGCCTATTAGGATCAAATATGTGCCATGGGCGTGTGTCACCTACGGCTTTTTTCCATTCTTCCCATTTAGACATTATGCTGTGTAGGTAAAGTTTGTGCCGTCCCAAATGTAACCAACTGTTACGCTTGCGTCTTGATCTATTTTTTTCAATGTTACATTTCCAGAAAATGCAGCTTCAAACTTTTCATCAAGTATGCTGCCTTTGATTGGAGCCATCATAAAAAATACTTTATTGTTGCATAACAAAGTATATCCAGAAAGAGTTGATGTTCCATCTATAGAAGAATATTTTACCCCAGACTCCCCTTCAGTTCCTATAAATTCTTCTGGAATAGGATTTGGCAATGTAAAATTTAATCCATCCCATGTACTACCAATTAATAATCCAGGCTTTTCATTTGCTGCTTGGCCAACAATAGTGTAACCAGAGTTTAGGGCTTCATCAATCCTGTTAACTCTTTCTAAAGATTCTGGCGTCTCATCTGAAACTCTAATAACATGAAAAACTTCATAGTTGTTATTATCAATTTCAACTAACATAGCGTATTTATGTACAGTCATTTAATCTCCTTAATTATTATATAGTACATTTTACTATATATTTAACATTATTGTCAATAGCTGTACTATTTAGAACTCGCATTGACATCCTCCAGTATAGAATCCAGACCATCCTGATCCGTATACTTGGGTACAGTTTCCAGCGCAACCTCCGCCAACAAAGTGTGGTGGGAAGAACGGTGGGAAGAACGGTGGGAAGTGTGGTGGGAAGAACGGTGGGAAGTAAGGTGGGAAGAACGGTGGGAAGAATGGTGGGAAGAACGGTGGGAAGAACGGTGGGAAGTGTGGTGGGAAGAACGGTGGGAAGTGTGGTGGGAAGAACGGTGGGAAGAATGGTGGGAAGAACGGTGGGAAGAATGGTGGGAAGTGTGGTGGGAAGAACGGTGGGAAATGTGGTGGGAAGAACGGTGGGAAGAACGGTGGGAAATGTGGTGGGAAGAATGGTGGGAAGTGTGGTGGGAAGAATGGTGGGAAGAATGGTGGGAAGTGTGGTGGGAAGAACGGTGGGAAGAACGGTGGGAAGTGTGGAGGTGTAAATGTTTCTACAGTTCCAGTTGTCGTGCCAGCAGACTGTCCATTTGCATTCGATGCGTAAACAGTATAAGTTTCAGAGTTTGGAGATGCTGTATCAAATGGAGATGTTGCAGAAGCAGATAAAGATCCACGAATGCTAGAAGTAATTTGAAAAGTAGTTATTGCGCTTCCACCTGTAGCGTTTGCAGAAAAAGTAATTCTGTCAAAGCCAGAAGCTGGAACTGGGCTTGGCCCAGCGGCACTTGTTGAAACAGATGCGTTTGGAGCTTGCGGAACTGTTGTAGCAGTTATTGATCCTGATGTTGTTGCTTGAGATGAACCAGCAGCGTTAGAGGCAACAACTGTAAAAGTATAAGCCGTGGCACTTGCTAATCCAGTAAATGTATAACTAGTGCTAGAAGTAGTTTGTGTTGTTGTTGCTGGGGTTGATGTAATGGTATAAAGTGTTGCTGGGGGTGATGCGGCTGGCAAAGACCATGTAAGAGATGCTGCGCCATTATTATATGCCCGCCCAGTACCCACATTTGTTGCAGTTAAGGAAGTAACTGCACTTGGTTCTAAGAAGTTATCCTGTGCTGAGGATTTTCTACCTATTCTTTTGTTTGCCATTTATTTAGCCCCTGTCTTTATTTTTTTTAATTATGCTGTCAAGTCTCCAGCTAGCAACCAAGTGTTTACTGCTACCTTGGTAAGTGTTGCTGATGAATGTGTTGTTCTTAGTTTTAATCCTGGTGTGCGAAGAATTGTAACTGTACCATCTGCTGCTACAAAGTTTGCGCCAGTTCCTGATGCTTGGTAAAAATCAATTGATGTACCAATCGGAAAAGCTGTTGTTGCATTTGTTGGTATTGTAATTGCCTGTGTTCCTGCAACTGGGATAAGTTGATCTCTTAGGGCAAGGCCACCTGTTGACAGGTTATATGCTGCTGAGATTTCAGTTCCAATTGTTGTAAGTGATGGGACACCAGCTTTTGTTTGAGTGCCATCTGTAAATGCTACTCCTGCTGCGGCAACTGTTACTGTACCAGTAAATGTTGGTGAGGCAAGTGGGGCTTTCAGGCCAAGGCTTGTTGTTACAGATGTAGCAAAGTTTGCGTCATCTCCAAGTGCTGCAGCAAGTTCATCAAGTGTGTTGAGTGCTGCTGGTGCAGATGCAATTACTGCATTTACTTGTGCTGTTGCATCTGCAATAGCTTCTGCTTTAGCAGTTGCAATTGCTGTAGCTTGTGCTGTAGATACTGGTTTTGCTGTATCAGCTGTATTGTCAACAGATCCAAGCCCAACCATAGTCTTTGTAATTCCTGATACTGTACCAGTAAATGTTGGTGAGGCAATTGGTGCTTTTGCAGCAAGATCGGATGTGAGGCCTGAAATCTTAGACTGGGCAATTTCTGCTGAAGCGTTAATATCTCCATCTACAATTGTTCCGTTTGCAATCTTAGCTGAAGTTACTGCGCCATCTGCAATTTTTGATTCAGTTACTGAATCAACTGCAAGTTCTGAGCTAGTTACCGATGCTGCAATAATTTCTGCAGTTCCAACTGAATCATCTGAAAGCATTGATTGAGTAATTGTATTTGCAGGAAGTGTTACTGTTCCTGTAAATGTTGGGGAAGCAAGTGGTGCTTTAGTATCAATTTGAGTCTGAATAGATGATGTTACTCCATCAAGGTAACCAATTTCAACATCTGAAACGTTGGCAACAACTGGCTGTTTAGTATTTAATTGAGCTTGAATTGATGATGTTACTCCATCAAGGTAGCCAATTTCAACATCTGAAACGTTAGCAACAACTGCCTGCTTGGCATCTAGTTGTATTTGAAGACCAGAAGTTACTCCGTTTAAGTAACCTATTTCTAAGTTGCTAACATCACCGATTGAAGTTGATCCTGGAAGTGTTACATTTCCAGTAAATGTTGGTGCTGAAAGTGGTGCGTAAGTTGTTGCGGCAGTTGCTGATGCCAACTTAGCATCAATTTGCTCCTGCACTGAAGAAGTTACTCCGTTTAGGTAGCCTATTTCTAGGTTGCTAACATTACCGATTGAAGTTGATTCTGGAAGAGTTACTGTGCCAGTTAGTGTCGGTGAGGCAAGTGGTGCGTAAGTTGTTGCGGCAGTTGCTGATGCCAACTTAGCATCAATTTGCTCCTGCACTGAAGAAGTTACTCCGTTTAGGTAGCCTATTTCTAGGTTGCTAACATTACCGATTGAAGTTGATTCTGGAAGAGTTACTGTGCCAGTTAGTGTCGGTGAGGCAAGTGGTGCTTTAGCATCTAGCTGTACTTGAACAGCAGAAGTTACTCCGTTTAGATATCCTATTTCTTGGTTGTTAACGTTACCAATTGAAGTTGACTCTGGAAGAGTTACTGTGCCAGTGAATGTTGGTGATGCTAATGGCGCCTTTAAGCTAAGAGCAGTTGTAACAGTTCCTGCAAAATTTGCGTCATCATTAAGAGCTGCTGCTAATTCGTTTAATGTATTAAGCGATTCTGGTGAAGCACTTGTAAGTATACTTACAGCTGCGTCCGCATAAGCTTCAGCTTGAGTTTTTGCTGTTGCGATTGCTGTAGCAGTTGCGGTTGAAACAGGCTTATTTAAATCAGTTGTATTGTCAACATTTGCAAGGCCCACATCTGACTTAGTAATTCCAGTAGGGGTATTTATTACTGGAGATGTAAGAGTCTTATTTGTAAGAGTTTGTGTTCCTGTTGTAGTTGCAAGGATGCTTGTATCCGCAATACCGTGAACAGATGTTGTATCTGCTTCATGTGTTGCAATTGCGGCTGAGATGGCTTCTGTTGCTGAAATAACTTTCCAATTACCATCAGTGCTTGCAGGTGATGCAGACAAAACATATGTTGTTCCAGTATCTGACTGAATTGCAATGTCTCCAGATTCTGCTGTTAATGCTAATCTTGCTGCCTGGTTTGCAACAGCGCTAACTGTTACTTTGGCAAGTGGAGGAAGTTGGGCTGAAGGAATAAATCCTGATGAATCCAATGAAGCAACACCATTTGCAACACCCTTAGTGCTTAGAAGAATATAATCGTCTACTGTTTGTGAGAGAGCATAACTTAGTGAGTTCCAAGCAGTGCTTCCATCTCCAAATTTAAATGTATTAGTATCTGTTTCAATACCAATTTCTCCAGCTGCTAGGGTTGGGTTTGCTGCATCCCATTCAGCTTCTGTACCTCTTCTTAACTGTAATCTTACTGTTGCCATTTTATTACCCCTTATATATTTTATTTATACTGCTTATTGTATCATTTATTGCTTTAAGATATAGATCCAGAGTCAAAAACCATTGAAACATCGGCATCTGTAGAGGATGGTGATCCACCGTCCACAAACTTGCTTGTTGCAGATGGAGTAACTCCATTTGCCTGAACTGTGTATATTGGCTGTCCATTATAATCAATAGCTAGACCAATATCCATAAAACTAATTTGTGAAGCTGTATCTGGAATATCTGAATTGAAAGCTATTGGAACCCATGTCCCGTTTAGCTGAATTTGTAGCTTATTTGTTGCTGTATCAAATCTAAGGGGTGTTTCGCCTAAAACGACATTAGACCCAAATGTGGCAGTTCCTGCGACATTGAGCCCATTCTTTACTTTAAAATTCTTATCTACTGTTGCCATTTAAGTTCACATATCCCCTAAGTTTTTGGTGGGGTTTTTTAAAGGAACCCCTTAACCTTATTATTTAATTATTTAATCAGTGTTCCAACAACGACAACTTCTGTGTTAGCATTTGCTGGTGTTACTCTAACTCTTACATCTGTTCCAGAATAATCTGCTGTTACTGCAGCCAATTCTGTTCCGTTTGAATATGTAATTCCATATTCAGAAACTGCTACGTTATTTGCAGTATCAAGTGTTATTACTAGGTCTGATACCTGTGTATGCACACCGTTCTTTACCTTAACTACAAGCTTAGCACTTCTGTAGTCTGCTGCTGCCCATGCGATAGCTGTTGTTGCTGCTGCGGTCACAATATTTCCAGTTGTTGCTGCAACTTGCTTAGCAACATCATTGTAATTAATTGCTGTGAATGCTGTAGTTCCATTTTGCTGTGCTGTATTAGCTGTTGCTGCAGTTGCTTCTGCTGCTGACTGTGCTGCGTTAGCCTTAGATGTAGCATCTGCTGCTGCTGCCGAAATAGCTGCTGACTGTGCTGCGTTAGCCTTAGATGTAGCATCTGATGCTGCTGCCGAAATAGCTGCTGCTTGAGCTGCGTTAGCCTTTGTTGTAGCATCTGCTGCTGCAGTTGCTTCTGCTGCTGACTGTGCTGCGTTAGCCTTAGATGTTGCATCTGCTGCTGCGGTTGATACTGAGGCTGAGTCGCCTGAGACTCTGAGTGCTGCTTCTGCTGCTACCTTAGCGGTTGCATCGGATGCTGCTGCGGCTTCTGCTGCGTCTGCTTCTGCCTTAGCAAATGCTGTAGTTGCAATCTGAGTTGTATTAGTATCTGCTGCTGCAGTAGGTGCTGTAGGTGTACCAGTTAGTGCTGGAGAAGCAAGTGGTGCCTTTGTTCCCAAAGCTGTTGTAATAGTTGTTGTGTAATTAGCGTCATCATTAATTGCTGCTGCAAGTTCATTTAAAGTATTAAGAAGGTCTGGTGCGCCGTCTACTAATGTACTTACTGCTCCTGCAATTGCTGTATTACGGTCTGAAACCTCTGTTGATATTGCAGATGAAAGAGCGGATGCTGCTGTTGCTTCTGCTGCTGACTGTGCTGCATTAGCCTTAGATGTAGCATCTGCTGCTGCTGCCGAAATAGCTGCTGACTGTGCTGCGTTAGCCTTAGATGTAGCATCTGATGCTGCTGCCGAAATAGCTGCTGCTTGAGCTGCGTTAGCCTTTGTTGTAGCATCTGCTGCTGCAGTTGCTTCTGCTGCTGACTGTGCTGCGTTAGCCTTAGATGTTGCATCTGCTGATGCAGTTGAGATAGCTGCTGCTTGAGCTGCGTTAGCCTTAGATGTTGCATCTGCTGATGCAGTTGATACTGAAGCTGCGTCGCCTGATACTCTAAGTGCTGCTTCTGCTGCTACCTTAGTTGTTGCATCTGTTCCTGCTGCAGTAATTGCTGCTGATTGCGCTGCTGCTGCTGAGCCTGCTGCATCGTATGCTGCGGCTGTTGCTGAAAGTGCACGAGCATCTGTGAAGTATTTGTTTGCTGCATTTTCTGCAAGGTCTGCTGTATCGTGATTTGCAAGACTTGAAACTGTACCTGTTACATCACCAGTAAGGTTGCCAACAAATGTAGCAGTAATTGTTCCTGCGGCGAAGTTGCCATTGGCATCGCGTTTTACTACGGTATTTGCTGTATTGGCTGAAGTTGCTGTACCGCCAATAATACCAACAATGTAGTCTTGGTCTGCCTGTGCCTTGGTTAATACATCAAAACCGTTAACGGTAGCTGTAGCACCCTCAACGATCAGACCATTTTTAATTCTAAAGTTTTTGTTTACTGTTGCCATTGATATGACTCCCTTTTACTGCTTTTTTATGCTTTTAATGCTGTTCTAAAATATCTTACCTTTATTGATCCTGAAACAGGTGTTACGCATAGACTTATTATACCGCTATTTTCTTCAAAAGTGACTGTGGCTAGTGATAAATCTGTGTTTGATACGATGTCTGATTCTGATATGTAAACATTGGTTCCATCGTTAAGCAAAACAATAGTTGAAGTATGTGTTAGATTTCCAACAGACTTATCAATCTGTAGTGCGTATCTAACTGTCTTGTATACTGTCTTTGAGAATGAATCTATAATTGTTTTATTTTCTATACCGTCTATAGTAAGATCATTGTTCCCGTCCAGTCCCAAAAGCTCTGAAGCATTTTCTGCATCTAGAGTGGATAGGTTTGCCTGAAGCTGACTTACCTTGTAGTCTATTGAGTTTACATCTTGTGAATTATTTACACCAAGCTTATTTTCAATTGCTTCAATTGCATCATTGACATTACCATGCAGCGTTGCGTGGCCTTCCATTGATTCGGTTGCAGCAGGATTTGTAAAGTTATCTTTTGATGTTGGGTAGCTAGTTGCCAATTTGTCCTCCATCCAACAGTGTTAGTTGCGTGTAACTTGCATTTGTATACGATGATGTTGGAGAACCACCGTCTATGCCAATTATAACAGGAACTGTTTCTTCAACTCCAGAATTTTGATTTAAATTATCAAAATATACAGTTTCATTTAAGTTAACTGTATGAACATTTCCATCATAGGAGTGTGTGTGCATATAAAATGGGGCGGGATCTTTAGAGGCTGGAGTTAAGTCAACCCAAACACTACCATTGTATATCTTAATGTTCTTACTTGTAACATTAAAGTATACATCTCCAGATGAACCATAAATTGGGTCTTCTGCAAGTGTAAGGAGGTTGAGTAGGGATTTAAACTTTTTAGCCATTTAGAATCCTTATCCTATTACAACTACTCTATATTCTCCAGCTGTTGGTGCAACTGCAAATTTAATAGTTATATCTGAATCTGATGTATGCTCAACATCTGCAAATATTTCTGCAAATGGTGATGCTACTTCATATATAGAAACCACTACATCTTTTGTGCCTAAATTGTGTGTAACTGTATAAGATGTTGCTGATGTATTTAGTGTAGTCTTATATTTTCTTGTTATCTCATGATAATTTGTGCCGTCATTTGTTAATGTCCATTGGTCTGCCGCCTCATTCCATAAAACTTCTACATCTGCAGAGGTTCCACGGTTTACCTTAAGACCAGCATCTGATGATGGAGCTCCAGTAACATTTGTATTAAGAACAACTTTATTGTCAACAATATTAACTTCTGTTGTGCTTATAGAGTTAATAGATCCTTGAACATCAAGGTTTCCACCAATGCTTAAGTTACCAGTAACTGTTACATCATCTGGCAAGCCAATAGTTACTGCTGCTGATTCTGATCCAGATCCTGAAACTGTAATTTCTCCAGATGTTCCAACAATTGTTGAAACATAGCTTCCAGTCGTGTCAGCACCAAGAGCAACTGAGTTTGGCTCAATTGTTGTTGATATTGTAACATCGCCCAAATTGGTCATTGTTGCAGAACCAGTTACATCTCCTGAAAGAGTAATTACTGGATCTTTATTAAGAGATACCTCGCCACCTACAACTGTAAAGTCGCTTGCATCGAAACTTGCTACACCCTTATTTGTATATGTTGCGTTTTCTGCTGAAATTGTAATTGTATTATTTGTTACAGCTACGTCAATTCCCTCTCCGCCAGCTACTGTAAGAGTATCTGTAAGAAGGTCAACTGTATCTGTTCCTGTATCTCCAGCAACTGAAAGATTAGTTGCTACGTTTACTGTTCCAGCTGCAGTCAAACGACCTTGAGCGTCAACTGTAAATGTAGGAATTGCTGTTGTTGATCCGTATGATCCAGCAGTTACTGCTGTATCATTAAGATTTAATGTAGTTGTTCCTGCAACATCGTTATATGTTGATGTTAAAGCTGTACCAGCTATTACGGAAGATCCAATAACATCTTGAATTACTTCAGTAGAACCAGATGCTGGTGTCCACTCAGTGCCATTATAGAAGTAAAGAACATTTGTTCCAGTGTTATAGTAAATCTGACCAGATACTGGATTTGAAGGCGCTGCGCCTAAGTTTTGGATTCTAGCATTGAGCAACTCATTCTTGTTGAGATCAACGCTAACTAAAAATTTTCTTGCCATTTGCTATCTCCTTATGACAGGTATGCTGTCCCTGAAAATGGTTGAGCCATAGTCAGTGTTATTTGATTAGTACTATTGTAGTCTATTCCAGTTTCCAAAATATCTCCAGCGCTAGACTTAACTGTTACGTTTGGTTGATACCCTAGCCCGTGATTAATAACAACAGAATACACTCCAGACAAAGGACCAGTAACTTGAGTTAGCTCCCAAGGATAGGCTAGCGTATTGTTTGTTAAAAATATTTTGCTTGCTCCCGACCAATTTAAATCAGAAAGCTTTGGTCCGTGAAATGCAGCTGAAAGCATATCAAAGTAAAAATCTCCAGTAAGACCCAAATTTGCTGCTGGATCCCCATTTCCATTTAGAATGGTTCTTCCTCTTGGTCCTTGTGGACCTGGAGAAGAAATTACTATTTTATTTATTTGCTCTCGAACAACTACGGATTCAGTCATTAAATAGTTACCGATCTATTTAGGGTCATAAACCCTTCAAGGAGCTTTATTTTATTCCCATTAGAATCTACAACCATAACATCATAAGATGATTTAGGATAAAAGATTTTGCTTGTTTGTGTTGGTGTCATTTTTACAGTTAATTTACCATTAGGTCCATCAATTGTAATTCCGCCAGATGGTGATGTTAGTGTAACAGCTAATTTATTGCCGCCCTTTGTATCACGCACCTGCATCTTTGCAGATGCACCAGTAAGATCAATTGCATCGTCATTTTCGTCTTTATATTCTACTATAAAACTAAATGTTGCATTTTGATCTACTTCGAAATTCTTTTGTCCTGCCATTTGCCATAGTCTCCTAAATAGGAATACTCCTGTACTAATTTTAGCACAGGAGTATTTCTAATCGACTATTTTTGTTTACTTGTTGGTAAACCCAAATGATGATTCATTAGGGTTAAGTGCTTTCAAAATTACGGGTGCTGTGGCAGCGAATCCGCCAAGTAGTAGGTCTCTTGGGCTGGTGTTGCCTGTCATATATAGAGCAATTGCCGCTCCTAGAAAATGACGTCCATAACTTGCTAGTGCTGCTAGAATCTTCTCTTGCATTGTAACCTTTCCATCTCCATTAAGATCTTCTTTAGCTTTTGCCATTTTTGATCCTCCTTATTTCTAGGCGGGTTGCCTAGTAATTTTGGGCTTTAACCCAATTATATTATTGTACCACTATGCGCTAATATCTACCAATTCGCAATTACCATCAGAGCTACATGCAAGCGTTGCATTTGTAGAAGTGCCATCTTCTAGCTCGTAGAAAGATAAATCTTCCCATCTAATGCTTTTAGGCATCTTTGATACCAGATCTTCATATTCTTCTTTTGAAACCTCTTGGTATGGGGCTTGCTTGTAAGAGTGATCAGAGTATGGAAGAAAAGAAATTCCAGAAAGATCGTCAAAGTTTTTATATACCCAGGAACCCACTTCCATCCACTCTTCGTCTTTTACAGATACTGTAATTGATGGCTTATGATCGCACCAAGCCTTTTGGTATATCATCCAAAGCTCAAGGTGCTCTATGGCTGTAAGGTCTTTTCTAAGTGTAGCACCTTCTGGTGCCTTTACAGGAAAAGAAAAAACATAAGTTTCGGTTGGCTTCATAACATCGTCTTCTACTGGTATTCCAATCTCTTTAAGAAAAATTGAAATTGGATCTCCTTTTGAGCCACGAACTGTTCTTATGTAATATTCTGAGTGCCAAGGATGCATGCCAGAAGAAACTCCAGTAAGCTGTGAAACTGTTCCAGAAGGCTTTACACATGTAACAGAAGCAGAAGGATTTATGCCAATATTTAATGCCTCTTTTTTATTTGCTTCGTTAGCTCTGGTCTTTAGTCTTTGTAGGGCATGTTCTAGTCGAAGGTGATCATCTTCTTTAATGTGATCTAAATTTTCGCAATTTCCAGGACATGCGTACCTACATGTATAACCTTCTTTTTTATGTGCTTGATATTTTCCAGAAAAATAAGAATTTCCAAACTGACCAGTTAAAGATACGCCAAGCAGTCTTTCTTCTTCTGTATTTTTTCTCCAAACATCTCTTATGTACTTAAAGTTTGTTAGTGTAGATTGCCATGTACCAAGTATTGAAGCAAGCTCTACTTTTCTAGAAACAGACTCTTCGTTATCATCTTCACGAATAACAACTTCTGACAAGTTACAGAACTGATTTGGTCTTAATATGATTTCTGAGCAGGGATTAGTTCCGTAGTGTATCTCTGGGTCTCTCCCGCTCAATGCAGCTTGTTTTTGTGCTGCTGCAACATTATAGATTCCTCGCTCTCCAGATTTTGAATCGTATAGCGATTTCCATTCAGAAATAAACTGCTCCATATCTGGCTTTCTAGAATATGCTACAGAATTATTTGAAAGAGCACGTTGTGGATTGTGTTCCCACCAGTTTCCAGATTTTGCTTGAGCCATTTCTATATCGTTTATATTAGAAAGAGAAATCATAGCTGATCTGCGAACTCCTCCAACAACAACAACCTCGCCAATCTTACACATTATGTCATGCGCTTCAATTGGCTTAAGTTGTCTTCCTGCTGCATTTTTAAACTTTGCAATAGTAAAATCAAATAAGTTTACAAGGGGCTGCGGTCCAGATGATCTTCCGCCCATGGTTTTAAGCCTTGCACCAGCTGGTCTAACTTTTGTAACATCAAAGGATGGAATCTTTCCATCCCATAGGCTTTTTAAAAGCATCTTGTAGGCTGTTGCCCAGCCTGTTTTAGAATCTTCTACAACAATAACGTCAGAAACTTTTTCCAAAGTTTGAGGGATTGAAGGAAGCTTATTAATGTACTTATATTCTACTGAGAAACCAACTCCAGAGCCACACATCAATATATACATAGTTTCGTCAAATGCTCTTGGGTGATCAACTGGCAAATACGAACAATTGTATCCAGCAACGTTATCTCTTTCTAGGGCGGGACCAGAAGTCATAACAGCTCTCATAGAAGGCATTACATTTCTCTTGTATACAGCATCTTTAAGATTTGAAAGAAGTATCTCGTCTGGAGTATAATCAAAATTTTCTTTTAGGTTGTTTAGCATAAAAGAAAAATATCTATCTACGGTTTCTTTCCATGTTTCTCTTCTATTTAAATCTGGTATCCATCTAGCATATCTAGAAATAGCTATAAAATTTTCGTATGGGTTTTCTATTAAAGCGCTATCTGCATTTGGCTCAAGCAATACCATTGGCTTCTCATCAAAGTAATCTGAGGATTGTTTAAAGTTTTGAATTTTTGTCATTTTGTCTCTTTTCCGCCCTATGGCACATAAATTTTAGTAAGAGTCTTATTCTACCAAAGTTTTTTATAGAAAGGAAGGGTGAAAAATATTATTCAATAGCTAGTTTATTGGTTAACTAGAATAAATAAACACTTTTTTTTAAGTTGACATATTGTAAAGATTAATGGTATTCTTATAGTTCGTTATCTCTATTGGAGGAAATGCCTATGGAGAATATAAAGCAAAAACTTAGCGATGTCTTACATCACTATGTTGCAATAGCAGTAGCTGTACTGTTTTTATTTACTGGTCAACCAGAAATAATTCAATCAGCATCTGCGCTGGTTGTAAAACCAGAAGTAAAAACCGAAGCACAACTTAACAAGGAAAAGCTGGAGCAATTCAGCAATACTGTGTGGAAACCATCAGAGTCTTTAACAGACAAAGAATTGGTTGAACTTCTCAAGGCTGTAGGCTTTGAGGGTAGCGCCCTTAAAATGGCGTGGGCTGTGGCTAAAAAGGAGTCTAATGGACGCCCAATGGCTTATAACGGCAACAGGAAAACTGGAGACAGTTCCTATGGAATTTTTCAGATCAACATGTTGGGTAACCTAGGTGATGATCGTAAAGAAAAGTTCAAACTGGATAGTAACTACTCGTTATTCGATCCAGCAATCAACGCAGAGATAACGTATTATATGACCAATGGCGGTCAAGATTGGTCGTCATGGAAAGGTTTAACACCTCGAACAAAAGAGTGGTTAGACAAGTTTCCATCTAAAAGTTAGAAAGGAGTTAATATTAAGATACAAGTAGTATCTCAATATCTAGCTCTCTCAAGAGAAGGCCTTGTGTCAGAGATGGTTTGCCCATTAGACCAGGGTCTTCTCTTTTCAAACGAAGACATAGAAGAAAAAATATTTGTGTATTGTCTTTCTTGCCAATATAAAAATTATATTGGTACCGCTATTTATTCAAAAATGTTGGAGGGTGTAAAAAATGCCACTGAATAATGAATTTGATGAAGCACTAAGAGCCAAAGTGGCAAGGAATATCCCATGCATGCATATGCCTGGGTTGCTTCTTGCTGAAAAAGCACTTATTGTAGTAAAAGAATATGCTGAAGAAGCTAAATCTAGAGGTTTAATAACTATTGATGAATTGCTTGAAGATATGAAAGTAAAAAATGGACAATCCGAGTAATAATTTAGAAGACAATCTCCCTATGGTTAACTACATAATGCTTCATAGGATATATGACGTATTATGCCTAATAGCGAAATTAAATGGGGGTAGTAATGAGATTGAAAAAATGGTAAAATATCATGAAGAGGGATTTTTGCTGGGACCCTCCCCAGCATTTAGAGCGGAAGATGAAAAGAATGAATAAGGATAAAGAATCTGTAGTGCAACTTATGGTTGCAGTTTATGAAAGTATAAATACAAAAATGGCATTGATGTCTGGAATGACTGAAGAAGAAGCGGAAGCAAAAACTAAAGAGGCAAACCCAGCAATGATTTATTACATGAGTGAAATTTACAACAAGCTTGATGAAAATGACATTATAAAATACGAATAGTGATATAATTAGTTTATGTCACCTAAACATTTTCAAAAGGTAATGAATAGTCCATACTTTAGAATGGAAAATCAAATTCTGTCTAACTGTAAATGTTTTGAGTGTAAATTAGAAAATCTTTTTATTAAATTCTTTAATATAAAGGAAATAAAAATAAAATTACGTAGGTCGAGATAAAACTCCTTACGTATGCACGTAAGTGCTTAACCCCAATCGGATCCGCCTCTGATTGGGGTTTTTATTTTAGTCAGATATTACAGAAGCTTGTGTAC